AAGTAGGTCTTATTAACTCTGCTGTATCACCTCTTATAATCTTCATTAGAACCCCCTATAGACTCTTAAACTTTTACGTTGTTTAGAGGTCTTGTAACTAACAGCATCTCTTAACTTCCCAGTTTCGATCATAGGTAGTCGAGATCCTTTCTTTTTAATTGTGCTTGCTTTGTTCCTAGCTAAGTTTCTAACTCCGAAACGACTTCTAATCATCTCTCCATACTGAATACCTAACATACTGTAAAGTTTCTCTGGAGTGTGATAACCTTTAACACCGTGGTAGTACGAACCTCTCAAACCATTAGTAAGCATCTTACCAGCAGTTCTTTTGAACTTATTCATTTGAGTAGGTGTAATAGAACCGAATATAGGTCTTAAAGGTACTAAATTTTGATCACATTGTAGCTCGTGATAAGCCATTAATTGTGCATACGTCCACCCCTCTGTATTTCTATCAGAAGGGTATATTCCTTGGTCGTTGAAATAACCAACCTCTACAGAGTCTTTCGTCAACTGCTTAAGGTACTTCTTTAAGTCATCCCAACCTTTATTCTTTGTTTTAACTATACTCGCTGTTATCATCTGTAGACCATCCTAGAGGTAATGTAGAACCTACATTGTTAGTGTCATCTTTATTAGCACATATAACGTCTTGGTATATACCACCTGCGAAAGGTGTACCAGCTTTATAAAGGGCTGTTCTAGGGTCTCTAGTATATCTGTCGAGTAGTTGGTAGTAGTGATCGTAGATTTGAGAGAACTTCACAGAGAGCTTACCTGCTACTTCGTCTGCACACTTACCGTATTCTGCTACTAGTAAGTTTAGAGCTTTGATAATACATAAAGCTTCGTTAGTTACACTATCAACAGTGAACAAACTGATTATGTAGTCATACTCATTATCTGACAAACCTTCTTCCTCTATATCTGTATCACCTACGTTTAATCTAATTCTGTCGATTAACCTATTTAAAGGATCTCCTGTGTAGCTCATGTTACTCTCCTAGTTGTTCTGTTAAATCATCAATCCGTTTTACTAAGTTTCCTAAGTCTTGTTGAGATTGATTGAAGAGTAAAAGCGTTTCACTTAAGTCAGAACTTTCGAGATAATCTAAGATACTCTCTTGAGCGGCTATTAGCTCTTCATCCAATGTCATAACTTTTTCTTCTAAACTCTTGACTTTTAACTCGTATTCTGCCTTAGCTCTCACATTAAACAGCAGAAGAATTACTATCAAAGCTGCCATGAAGAGGGTAGCAAAACTACGAAAGCTCTTCTTGTAGTATTCGCTAGACACGTTAAACTCCTTATTACTTAAACTTCCCTCTCTCTTCAAGTACAATAACGGCTGTACGGAGTTTGTCAGTTACTCTAGAAAGCTCTTCTACAGCAGCTACAAGGTTCCTATTAGCCTCGTCTGTAGTCGCTCTCGAAAGTTGTAGCTCTTGAGTAGAAAGGCTTAGTGTCTCCACCCTACTTTCAATAATCTCAACTCTGTAATTAGTAGTGTCTAAGCTGGAACTTAGTTCTGAAGTATGTAACCTTGAGTTTAAAAGGTACGTACCAGATGCTAATAAAACTGCTGTTACAACAGCCCATAAGACCTTCTGAAGGCCATTGACGTTACTTGCATTACTGTTACTCATACTAACTCCTTAAATAAGTAAGAGGGTCTATTAAGACCCTCTAAAGCTACTTATGATTAAGTAGTGGTGTGACAACGGATAGATAATTGTGGACGAGCTAACCAGTACAAAGGAGACATCTCTAAAGTGAACTCAATTGACTTGTCATACACATCACGGTACTCAGACATGTAAAGCTCTGAACCACCAACGTTAGCACCTGATAAAGTGTTACGAGGGCCGAAAGCACCACGGTAAGCATCTTTAACGCCATGAACGATTGTGTAACCTTCTTTGCCAGTGAAGGCTGTTACTGTGTCGTAAGTACCATCGCCTTGATCTACAGAGAACTCAGCAGGGTATGTCCAGAACAATACACCGTTAATCTCGAAAGTGCTGTAAACACCCCAATTAGCGAAGATAGATAAACTCTCACGGTAAATCTCTTTACCACCATTCTGACCACCACGGTTAGACCACATCGCGTAAGCTTCTTGAACAGACTCATGATTCTTCAAAGCATCGAAGAAAGACTCAGAACAAGGAACTTCGATACGACCGATAGAAGCACCTGTAGCTGCTTTCTTGCCAACGTAGCGTTTCAACTCATCTACTTTGTCATAAACTTTAGTAGCTGCATTACCTAGATCGAAGTCTAAAGAGAAACCTTCGGCAGAGATCTCATCATTACGACGAGTATCTAAACCGAACTCTTTGAACATATCTGCAATAACAACACCATAAGCATCTTTAGTAAGACCCTTGATAGCTTCGATTTGCATATACTCACGAGTTTGGTCAGCAGACTCACGCATATCCATAACTTTCTTAGCAGAAGCTACAGCTAAAGATTCAGCTTGTCCGTCTAAAGAGTTGCCACGGTAGCCTTGGATGTCTTGAACACCGATGAAGTCTTTATGCTCGAAGTAAGGAACGTTCAAGTTGTAAACTTCGTATTCACGGTTAACACCACGAGAGGCTTGGCCACCACGTCGAGTAGTTTGTGGAATCAATGTTACGTTTTTAATATTCTTTTCAAAAGTGATAGTCTCTTGACTTACGCTTTCTACATTGAACAAGCCCATAGCGTTGAAAACACCAAACTGGTTATCTTGTTCATTAATTTCAGTTGTCAAATCGGTTAAGCGACTTGGATTATCTAGCGAACGAATTGGTTTAGCCATTTTTTAAATCTCCTTATTTAGACTTTAGATACAGTCTTGTTTGTTAAGTTGTCAGCGAACTCAATTAAGTTAGCTTTAAATTCTGTGTACATAGCTGCTTCAGATGCAATCACAGGATCAGCACTAGAAGTAGTTACAAGTGCTTTTGACAAGATAGCCTTACCACGGTACATAACTGCTAAGGTAACATCGCCAGCTACTTCAGGTGCTAAAGTCTCAACACGTTCGTCTACAAGTACAGCCATTTCATCTGTACCGTCAACCCAAGCTGCCATTTTAGTCTCTGTCAAAGGCAAGTACTTACCAGCGGATAAATAAACTACTAAACCTAGTTGCTCTGCATTAGAGACAGTTAGGGTAGCGTCCTTACGACACCAGTTCTCTTCTCTCCACTCTTCTTTCTTAACTAAACCGCCGAACTTATTAGTTGAGGTATATAATTTTGTCATTTAATGCTCCTTATTTATTCATAGATTTTAAAAGTTCGCTAACACGAGACTTATGTGAATTGCCTTTCTCAAGGTCTGCTTCTTCAGCTTCTTCAAAGTCTTCGCCAACTTCAGCTTCTACAGAACTCTTAACAAGGTCAGTAGCAGCAGTGAATGCTTCTAAGATTAAGTTCTGTGATGCAACATCGTTAGACATCAAAACATCTGTTAATGCTTCACGACTTTCTTCTTTAACGAAGTTGAAGTGTTTAACTAAATCAGACATCTCATCTTTAGCTTTCTTTAAGTCTGCCTCTTTACGAGCGTCCATGTCAGCAACTAACTTAGCGTTAGACTTGACTAAGTCTTCTTGGGACTTCTTAAAATCTACTAACTGTTGTAGTAAGTCTGCGTTTTCTTTTGCTTTAGCATCAAGTGATTTTTGTAAATCTAACTCATCAGCATTCGTTTTAGCTTTAGGCATTGTATCTCCTTTATCATTTATGAGAGACTCTGACGAGTCATTTTTATTAAAATCTTCAAGGGTCTTCTGAAGATCTTTAATCTTGTCTACCAAAGACTCTGGTAGTGTGTTTGGAATATCCTTACCCTTCATGAAGGTGATATCCTTAGCTTTATCTTCTAAATAAGCATCGTGCTCATCGTAGTAAGTGTCTACATCGAAACCAAGCATGAAAGCTAGTTCCTCAGCATCGTCATACCACATATCGTAGAACTTACGTAAGAATGTAACCATGTCCGTTGAGACTGTTACTTGCTTCTTAGCTTTCATAAGTAACACTTCTTGGTTATTAGCACCTGCTCCTACGAAAGAAACATGAGCATCTTGACCACTCATTAGTTGCTTCTTGAAGTTAAAGTTTGTTATTTGTTTAGTCATCAATCTCCTCCATATCTACTAGAGAACCACTACAACCTACTGAGTAAGCTTTGAAAGTTCCTTTTAAACATTCTTCCCATATAACATCATTGTTAATTCGAGTAGTCATTACCCAATCACCTTTAAGAACATCTTGTCCATTGACTTCATAGTCAGTAGGAGCAATGAAGCTCTCTACTACTGCTACGTCTTCTGGAGAAGCTTCTACATAGTGTTCTAATACAGATGCGTTCTTACAGAACTCGTTAAAGTCGTAACAAGCATCTTTAACTACATCTTCATTATAAATATGATCATGGGCGTCAATGACATTTGGCCGTAGTACAACAGCCGTAAACGTTCTATCCATTATTTATTATCCTTATTAGCTGTTGAAGCGTTTGTACCACCTACCTTAGTAGCTGTACCTTCTCCTGCTGTCTTAAGACCATCTCCAGCTCTTGTATCACCACCACCTATCATTTCATCTTTAATAGGCTTAGAACGATCTACATCTGGAACTCCTATACGACCTCTTAAGTCATCTGATAAGTTCTCATCTACTTCCAAAGCACCTACTGAAACAACCTGTTGAACGAACTTACCAAGTGTCTCTAGCTCTATCCCTGAGATAGTTTTATAACCGATCCTAGGTATCTCTTCTTCACCTAATGTGTAACCATTAAGCTTTAAAGTCTCTTTAATTAGGTCTCTGTTGATTAGATCGAGTGTCTCAGTTAACATAGCTTCGATACCAAGTTGCAGTAAGGACTCTTTGTTATCTGATATAGAGAAAGACTTTAAAGTGTTCTCTCCAGTTGATAGGACATCTGCTAAGAAGGCCATTTCAATCTTGTTCTCATAACGAGAGATAATCTGCTCAGTATCGTAAGTTTTACCACCTGAACCTTGTACAGACTCTAATCTAAAACCAAATAACTCAGCTTTAGTAGTTGGATCTACAAAGGTCGGCATAACCAATCCCATAGACTCATCTGCATGTAAGTTGTTGATAGCGGTCATAGCCCAGTTAAAGACTGCTTTCTTATCTGCTGAAGCATCTTCTGTCATATACTCTGGAGGTAATGTAATAACGGGAATACCGTTTAAATCTCTTGATACAATTAAGCTTTCTAACTCTTCCATAGCTGTCTTATAACGCCATGCTAGGTAACAACCTACAAGAGGTGATCTACCTTCTGGGTTATTCAGTGTGGAGTCATTAGTGAAGTTCATTAGCTTGCTCATTGGAATATCTTTATCACCATAGAAGGCTAAGTTACGAGACCTAGTTCTAGAGTTGTTATTACTGATATTCTGTGTCATGTGAGTTAGCTTTCTAACACTGGTATCGAACTTCCAGCCTACAATTGAGGATTGACTACGAGGAGCCATTTTAGCCCAACGTACCTTTCCATCTGAGAACTTAGAAGGATACTTTCCAGTATCTCCGTTACAGTACTTGTAGACCTTCTCATGAGGAGCGAAGCCATATATCATCTTAGTGTTAGTAGACGCTATAAAGGAGTTAAAAGAACCTTCCATATCGTCCATACATTGTTCTATTAGTTTGATTTGTGCTTTCTGTGTCTCTGTACGGTCTGTCTCTGTAGTATCCATCTTCACTTCAAACTCTAGAGAGTTGACCATCGCTTTGATAGCTAGGAAGGAAGTAGATACAGAAGCATCGTAGTACATCTGTTTGAAAGTCTTTATTGATTGAGGCCAAAGTAAATCTACTTTAGACTCTTCATATATTTGATAACTTGAGTACTTAAGACCTAAGTTACCCATCTCAGTCATTACACCAGAGGGTACATTTTCTTTCTTAATAAGGTCTTCTTTGATTTCTTGATCTGACAAATTACCTCCTTAATGTCTATTCTTAAAACGTGGGTTATTCTGTGTTATGATAGATGGTGTGAAAGAAGGTATGTAACGCTTCTGAGCTAATGTTATAAAAGCATCAGCAGTTGCATCGACGAAATCATCCTTACCTTTACCATCTCCTAGAAAAGCTTCTAGTTCAGCAAAGAACTCTTCATTCCATGAACCCTCTACAATCCTAACTAAACCTTGTTCAGCTAATGCTGAGAAGGGAGCGAAGCGTGTAATCTTATCTTTACCAGTTGACATCGTGTAACAAGTATGTCCATTCTCTGCAAACATTTTAACATGTTCTAGAGCTTGTGCTTTACCTGCTGCTGCTGGATCTTGAGGGACTGTTACAGGAACGTCTGTTCCATCGTCTCTCGCTGTATCTAACATATACTTCTTAGCGCCTGCTGGTCGATCTCTTACACGTTTAGCATGTTCTACATAGTAGTAACCATCCTTACCCTTAGACATCTTAACACCCGCTGTCCAATCTGGATTAGGGTTAATATCAGAAGGTACTGAGGAAGCTATATCCCAAGAGCGTACTCTGACTGCCTCTAGAGGAGCTTGTGTAACTATGTCACACCAATCTCTCATAAAGTAACCAGAACCTTCTGGACGAGCTAACCAGTTACCGTAGCGAAGACGTTGCTTCTGGATTTCTGATTGATTCTCTAAGGTGTGTCGGTAAGTAGGGTTTAGTTTATCTAAGATAGGATTGTCATCAATTGTCCCACTAATAAAAGTATAAGTAGAAACCATACTAGCTAAGTGTGGGTAAAGTTTCTGTAACTCCTCTTTAGTCCAAGAAGTTTTAACCTGATCACCTACCATTAAGAAGTATCTGATCTTTCCGTCTAATCTCTTGTCAGGACAACCTTTACGCTTCTCATTAATCTTGTTACCATTCTCATCTAGAATATCTTCTTCTAGTAAGAAAGGTTCTACCCAGTCGAATACGAAATGATCTCTATCAGGGTTCATTGAGCACTTCATGTAAGAAGTACATTTAGCCGCTGACCTCATACGTGTTCTTAGGTATTGGAATTGATATAAACTGTAGTGAGTAAACTCGTCCCAGAAGACTGCTGAATACTGTAAACCTTGATGGTTAAAGTCAGCATGTTTATCTAAGTCCATATAGTCAAACTTAAACTTAGCTCCTGAAGGCCAGATAACTGTCTTTCTTCTCTCATGAAACTTGAGACCTTTGAAGACACCGTACATCTTCTTAGCCTCTGGCCAGAGAGAACCCTCTAACTGTGCTGTAGTTCTACGAAAGAATACAGCGTTATAGTTAGGGTCGTTGATATGTTTTAAGGGTTCCATTAGGAGTGCGTGAGACTTGCCAGATCCTGCTGCACCTCCGTAGAAGACAATCTCAGCTTCTGCCTTGATAAACTCTTCTTGAGATCCTTTCTGAGGAGCTAATATAACCCTCTCTTTCTTCTTTGACATTAAACCTCCTTATTATATTAAAGAGGCATGACGTAACCATGTCAGTTTCTTGTTACCTACTAAATCCTTAGAAGATAAAGCTAAAGAAGAACCACCACCTGAAAGGAATCTCTGAGTTATATAATTAACTGTATAGTCGCTGTGACTGGAGATGTCTAACCAATAGATGCGAGTCTTAGCCTCTGTATAATATTTTAATTGTGAATCGTATTTGATTCCGATGACGTTCAAAGTAGAACCATTCTTAAACTTAAGCTTTAAGCACTTATCGTTAAAATCGTGGAGGTTCTCTTTGTAACGGTTTTTAATATCCTTGTACAGTGTCGAAGCACCCTTTCTTGTGTCTGCTACGATTAGTATATCTTGGGAGTAAAGTTGAACCCTCTCGTCTATGTCCATAAGGAGAAGGTTCTGGTCGGTCGAGCATTGGTTAACTGTTAATAACCTAGAACTCCCTGTTCTATTACTCAACGTCTTCTTTGATCAAGACAAGACTCTCTAATTCCTTTAAGAGTTCTTCTACACTTCCGTATGATTGGAAGACTTCGTCCGTGAGTTCTAACTTGTCTTGTAAAGCTTTTAAGATTGCATTGATAGTTCCTACTAAACCCTCTGCATGTTCCTTCAACCCTGTAATCTCTTCTGAGCTGTCGAACAACTTCGCTTTTAAGTCTTTAATTTGATCTTCCATAAGAACCTCCTAATTAATAATGTTTCTCTTTATTCGAGTTATGTATAACATTATATCAGGGATTCTTACAGAAGTCAAGCTTTTTCTTCAAGTATCTTTAGATCGTAATAGCTTGAAGTAGCAGCAAATCAATAGTTGCGTTTGAGATTGTTACTGTTGCTATACATGTTAATCCTAAAACCCTTGCATAATCACTCCGTCGGGTAAAGAGCTGTGTTCAATAGTCACCCATTGTTCATTTGCTAAAGCTCCTGCAAATGCTTGTGTTGAGCCAAATTTTGATACAACGCCGCTGATTGTAGGTACGACCGTGTGTGTGGGTAACTGTCTGACATCTAAATAACAGCCGTTGTTTGTAGAAGCTATATTCCACGCGTCTTCCGCATTACACACAACAGATACAATTACTTTATCGCCAGCTTGTAGGTCTATAGCTCTATCGTAATTTGCCACACCATTAAAGTTAGGCAATGAAGTTTGAAGCCGCTCCTCGCTATGCTGTGTGTAAACCGAATCACCAACAGGCATTACGGCTACACCAACACGTATGACCCACGAGTCATCAGAAACGCCAGCAAAAGGCAGTACAACCCTGCACAGGTATTTGCCAGTATTTGGCACGGTGACGACTCCTATCTGCTCGACAAATGTAACAAAACCAGCCGTGGTAACAGGCATGTTTACATTTGCCCCCAATAC